GAGGAGTGGTAAGATGACGTGTGGCATCTATCGCATCTACAACAAAGTGAATGGCAAGTCGTATATCGGGCAGTCAAAGAACGTGGAAAGGCGGATCAATGAACATTTTTATAGTCTCAGTCGTGGTGTTCATCGTAATCACCATCTTCAGTCTGCATTTTTACTCTATGGCAGTGAGAATTTTGGACACCAGCTCATCGAAACCTGTGAGGAAGCGGCGCTCACCCAGCGTGAAGAATACTGGATCGACGCCGCGTATCACTATGCCGGTGTATATAATCTCGCCAGGCCAGAAGATGGTCAAAAGGTGAGCATAGAGGTGAGACAGAAAATGAGCGCTTCACATCTTAACAGGAAGCGTGGCCCACATTCAGAAGCGACTAAGCAAAAAATTTCAGAAACTAAGAAAGCACGCGCAGTTGAGTGCACTCTAAAAACTGAGTCAGTGAAGATGAGCATCAGTGAGCGTAATAGGGCACGCTCGTCTGCAAAAGTGATGACTGAGAAAAGAAAGGGCCGACCTCCTACTGAAAAAGAGATGGCCCACATCTTGAAACTTGCTGAGAAGCGTCGTGCCTCAGCGGTTCGCAATAACGTCGATTAGTTGAGAACCAGAAGCAGATTCAGGTTCGACAGTTAGACACCGATCTGCTTCGTTCCATTCCGACCGAGCGATGTTGAAGCGATTCGTTAGCAAAAATGTGCCTGAAGGAGCCACATCCAGACTCACCTCAACCACCTCATTTTGCAAGAGACGGCCATGCTCGAGTTCCTGATTGTTGCCTTCCATAATGCGTCCATCCGATGCAACATGGTAAACCCAATTCTGTTCTGATGGCACCTTTTGAACTGCAACTTTTACAGCGCCGCCAACAATCGATTCGACGACGTAACGTTTGCCTGAAGAGTTACCGTGTCTCAACATTTTCTTAAAACGCTCGAGTGCATTCTCTTCACGCGTCATGTACTGCGCGATAGAGACACCACTCGAGGACTCTTCAAAAGCATACACATCGATGTCTTGAGCATGCTGAGCCAAAAGTTCGCCCATCTGTGTGGTTGTACTTTTGACGCCTTGAATAGAAAACCAAAGGTCAGCTTCGTTGTAGCGCGTTTGCCATGCTGCGCCATCCCAAAGTTTCATTGTTCCGCCATGTGATTGGTCTTCATCCACGGCTACAATGTAGAAGTTCTCAGGATGATTAGAGCCAGTTCGCTCGATCAAAATGCCGTATGTCGTTCCAGGATTGAACGTCTGTGGAGATGGCATTGTGAACTTGAAAACGTTAAAGTCAGTCGTAATGAGTGAGCCAGCTTTTGAGACAGACGTTAGGGTCGTGTATGTATCAACGCCGGTCATTTGGATAAGCGACACTTGAACATTATCACTTGGTGAGCCATTCTTCTTTAGGCGCAAAAATACGTCAGTGACGGTCCACGCAGTTGTCGACGCGATAGCAAAAGCGTAGTAGATTTTCGTACCATGCGCGGTCACTGTGATGGCAGATGTCGTAACTTCATCAGTAAGCGTTTCTTGTACGGTCACTGAGTCGCCTTGAGTGATTGTCGTACTCGTTGCGCTACTTGTGACAATGTCTGCTGGCGAAAGTTTAACATGGTCCTCAGCGACTGACGTGGCCCAATACAGACCATCATTCGCAGCACCAGCAGAGCCGGTAATTTTGATGAGTTGACCAGTTCTCAAAACATCAAGACCAAGACTTCCGTCGTGCATATCGTCTGTTGGGTCAAAATAGATGCCTGGGCTCGTGTACGTAAGCGGATCGAGGCGTGTGACGCCAGTGACAAGTTTTGTGCCGTCGTTCGATGCTGAGCCACTGACTCGAATGCGCGTGTCACCAGTGAAGTTCTTGAGGTATCCATCAATGGATGAGATGATACCCGAAGAGTTCTTAAAGCCAGTTTGAATCGAGACAAAAGCAAGCCCAAGAGCTTGTTCTGTAGAGCCGGCAATATTGCCTTCGAAGCCCGTGGTGTCAATGTGATATTTCCAACCCATCGTCAAAAGGAGCCCACTACACCGGAGTGTCGCAAAGTAGTCAGTTTTGTCGAAGGACATCTGGCCTCTTGGAATTCCAAGCGTATTTCGCAGTGTCGCGGCAAGTGTGTCTGCAGCTGCTGTGTCAAGATTAGATTGACTGAAGATGAGTTCCTTCACACCATACTTTTGTTGGCTGTTTGTATCCTCGTACCAGTCGGTCATTTGGTTGCTGACAGAGCCAGTCTCTTCCGTGGTTGTGTACAAAACACGAACCTTGTTGTACATCGTGTTGAGTGACACGCCGATCGAAGAGTTGCCAACGTTGATTGTGACCTCAGTGATGCGTCCTTCCCACACATCTGTGCCGAAGTCGTTTGCGATCTGAACTTTATTGCCAAGCCATGCGATGACAGTGTATAGGTCATCAACTCGCCCTTCTACACGAACCATCGCATTATCAAAACCAACCTCGCTATCATAGCTCCAACGCTCAGGGATAAGAGAGAGGCCAGTTTCACTATAAACATTACCAGTAGAGTCAATCACCTTTACACGATTCATCTTAAATCGTCAACCTCCGTGGCCAACAAAAGAGTTCAACATCGAGAGACGTTAGTGGAGCGCTAACTCCAAGTGAAGTTGTGTCTGTCAAGACGTAGATGTAGTTCGTCTTTTGAGGCCACAAAAGCACAGGAGAGCCGTACTGTTCAAAGACTGGATACTTAACGCTTCCACTGTAAAGATAAGCTTCACCATCGCGCGAGTTGTCTGCGACGTAGTCGTTGTTTGGCGTGTTGAGTGAAGGCACTTGATAGAGATGTCTTACACCACTCGCTGGCATGAGACAAACAAAGTCAAGGTCAAGGTTTCCACTGTTTATTGGCCGCGATGTGATGTGGAACCCTGCCGAATAGTTGGCATCATTCGTGAAGTTTCCATGCGGAATGCGCATAGAGCCGAAGTCGAAGAGTTGGCGCCCAGCTACGTTCAAAACTTCAGGATTCTCCCACACAGGCAGATAGAGCGGACTCACGTAAGTGCCCACACCCATTCTCAAAAAGAGGTCAGCAGGCGGTGCATTTTTGAACTTAGCAAAGACACGGAACATGTTGCCTGCCATTGCGTTCAAAACTGCAGTGCTTGGTGTCCAAGCAAAATATGCTCCACTACCTGCCGTGTAGGCGTTTCTTTTGTAGTAGCCTCCACTTGACGTTGCATCAGACTGAGACGTAAGGCCACTGAATGACAACACGTCTTCACCCTGAAAGATGTGCTGAAGCGCAGTTGGGTTCTGATTCGCGTTGACCCCAATGTAGACGTTCTTCATTGAGATGTTACTGCCACTCGTGTTGTAAACTCTGGTCAATGCTGGAGCAGGCAAAGTTCCAGTCACGGCAGTAGATGAAGTGTACGCATAATTTTGATGCGAGTTGTTGATGGTTACCTTAGACGCAGGTCCCTCTGTTGCACTCGTAAGATTGAGTTGAGTGCGAGCATATTCAATGTAAAACTCACGCGTAAGTTGCAACTCAGCCTCAACCTTACCTTGTGGAATTGAAGTCAAAAAGCCTTTCAATGGCACAAGGTTATAGGCTGTGACTGGGCTACTCCAAAATCCAGCATCAGGACTGAGCTGAAAGTTGATGCGCAGTTTCGTGTTCACGAATTCACGTTGCTGATTCACGGCCTCCTGAAGGAAGCGCTCAAGGTTCTCGTATCGAGTTAGGGCCGCAGCTTGAGTTGAGTCTTCAATGAAGAGTCTGTAAGTCTCCGTCACTCGCCCATACCCGAATGGATTCTCCTTCGTAGGCTGAACCATATTGGCCTCAGACGAACGCATATCGTAGTCTGTCACGACGACATTGGCGCTCATCAGATCGTATTCCGTACTTCCAAACGTCAACTTGATGGCATGAAAATAAGCCATAAGGTCCAGCCTCCTTTTAGAAGAAGTATGCCAAAAGTCTGATGAGTTCGCCAATCATGAGAACAGAGCCAAAAATGCCCACTAGACCAATCCTCACCGGATGCAACTTCCATCCAATCGTACCATCCAACTGATTGATCTTCTTTTTGAGTTCTGTCACTTCATCTTTGACCTCAGTAATGATCTCTGCACGTTCCATACCATCCTCTTGCATAGAGACCATTTTTGAAGACAAGTCATCAACAATTCTGCGAATCTCTCTTAGTTCATTCATTATGCCCACGAAATTGATCTTGGAGTTGCCGAAGATTGCCATTTGAAGTTCATGAAAAGCGGCCTCGTCAACACCACTATTTTGTTTCTCATTAACCACGGTTCGACCTGCCAGCCTAATATAAGTCCTATTGTTACCAGGTCGTGCCTTGTAGTAAGCCGTTTCAGAGTTCGACACCCTTGCAAGTTCTCTTGCGAATATCATGCCAGTTTGGAAGGCTTCTTTGTCGGGCACCTCAATGACTGTGGCAATCACTTCAGCTGATGTTTCATTTTGAATCATTTGCGCTACCTTCCAGCTAACGCATGTGTTCAAAACGATAAGATTGAACTTTCCTCTTACAAGCGCAACCAGCAGAGAAACATTCAAAATGCCATCACTTAGCTCAATGCCATCTTCAGTGCCGTGAGTGCACAGCCAAAGCACGTCATAAGACTTTTCTACTTCTCGAAGTACGTCGATGTGAGTAACATTGCCGATCAGCGGCGTCACTTCAAGTCCGCTTCTCATGATTGATTGTACTTCTTCCTCCGCATACAAAAGATTTGTATGTGGGGCAATTAACAAAACGTTCATAGTCTGATTATATCCTTCTTTTTACCTGCGTGAGCGTCTATTGATCTCTTGGATTACTTCGTTAGCGAGTTGAACCGGATTGGTAGATGTTGTCGTGATGTTGATGGCACCAATCGTGATGCCTCCACCCATTCCACCTTGTCGATTTGCACGCTGCAGGTCACGGTTGTTGATAATCTCTACGCCTCGTGGGAGAGTGACCATTTCCGGCCCATCTTCACCCACGAGTGTAGGGCCACCACGCTGTAGGAAGCCGGTGCCCAATGCCTGACCACTACCTCCAAGCCAAGAGGGAAGGGCTGGAAGTGTTGGCCAACTCCAGTTAAAAAGATTGTCAATCCACTCAGGCATGCTTGGCCATTCCCAGTCGATGAGGTCTTTCACGACGCCAGGAAGTTGCGGCCACGCCCACTTCAAAAGAGAACTGACGAGAGCAGGAAGCTCAGGCCATACCCACGCGAGCAGGTTAGTGATGAACTCAGGGGCTCCAGGCCACTCTGGCCAAGTGAAGCCTTTGATAAAACCGACAAGACTTTCTGTTGCAGTCACGATGCCAGTAGTGTCTACACCAAGTGCCTCAAGAGTTCCAGTGAGAGACTCCGATGCAAAAGTAACGAGGGCAGCCATGACAGCCTTGATGTTGTCGGCAGTAGCGGTAAAGTAAGTGTAGAAGCTTGTGAAGACTGTTTGCATGCCCGTCCAAGCGAGGGACCAATCGCCAGTTGATACACCAACTGCGACCATCGCAATGCCGCTGATGGCACCAGACACGAGCGCGAGTGTAGAAACAATCTGATCGAGAACAGGCATAGCCACATCCGCGATGTTGGCGACAGCGGCAGCAAAAGTGTTCAGTGCCAGGACGACGATGCCGCCCAAGACAGCCCCTACACCAATGAGTGTTGGTTGCAGAGTGATGAACGTGTTTTGAAGGTTAGAGAACACTGTCTGAAGCTTGTCGAACATCTCGACATTGAACGAACTGCCTGGACCAAAATTCTCACTCATGCTCTGAGCGAATGTTCCAAAAGCAGTCTTGATGTTTTCGATTGTTGGGCTAAGCATTGCCCAAAGATTTGTTGCGCCGTCTGAGATGGCTTGAAGGCCAACTGGAATGAGTGCGAGGCCATCTGCGTAAAGAGACTTAAGTGACGCAATCATTGCAGAAGCTTGAATACCCATCTCATACAGTGAGTTTCCTGCATTCATAGCGGCATCGCCAGAAAGCCCAAACACTTCGACGATGTCCCACCACCAGTCTACGTTGTCACCCTTACCCTCCCAAATCCATTTTGCAGCAACCCACAAATCGTGAAAGTTTTCAGCGACTTGCATTGTGATCGTACGAATGCCACCAAAGTCCGTGACAAACGCGGCAGCTAGAGCAGCAACGCCAACAACAACTAGACCCATAGGGCCAGTCAATGCCGCGATGACAGGACCGAGTGCACTCACTTGCGTGACGATGAATCCAAGGCCTACCAAAAGTGGACCAGCTGCAGCTGCAATACCAGCGAAGAGGAGGCCCATTTTTGTTAGTTCTGGATTCACCTGAATGAACTCAACGAGCTTTACGCGCAGTTCGCCAACTTTTTCGAGAGCACCAGCAACGACTGTGTTAAGGTCAAGAGCCTTGATAATTTCAGTACCAACTTGTTGAAGCGTGATCGTCAAGTTGTCCTTTAGTGTAGACCACATACCAAGCAATGAGGCGCTTTGCGCAGCCATCATGCCACCAAATTTTGACCCATCTGCTGTCATCACAGCAAAAGCTTGCTTCATGTGGTCCGCTGTGATTACGCCTTCAGCGGCCATGTCACGAATTTTGGATGTCGAGACTCCCAAAACTTGTGCAAGCGCGTCGATGATTGGGATACCACGTGTTGCGAATTGGTTGATGTCTGCAGTCATCAAACGACCCGAAGCTGATGCAGTACCGAAGAGGTAAGCCAAGTCACCAATGGGCGCACCAACACCAGCAGCGACGTCGCCAAGCTGACGAAGTGTGGGTTCAATGTCTTCTGCAGAGACACCAAACGCAAGAAGCTGCTTCGCTGCAGCTTGAACCTGAGGCATCTCAAAAGGAGTCTCAGCACTGAAGCGCGCAAGATCGTCCAGCATCTTTTGCGCCTTCTCGCCAGACCCAAGCATTGTCGTGAATGCGATTTGAAGTTGTTCTTGATCGGCAGCAGCTTTCAATGCAGCTGCGCCAATGCCAATGATTGGAAGACTGATGGCAGCAGACATCTTCGTACCGATGCCTTGCATTCCTTCGCCAAAAGACTTCATGCGGTCAGAGACAGATTCGACCTTCTCGCGGAGTGATTCGACCTTTGACTCGACTGCCGCGATCGTTTGCGAGCTTCTATCTTTGGCACTAACTACCAAACTGAGAGTTGACATCTTGTTCCATCTCTTTCTTAACTTTTGCCCACTTAGCTCTCAGCACGAGTCTCTCATAAACTTCGTCGAGAACGACAAATGGGGTAGTCTCAATGTCATGCCAAGACCACCCCATCTCTTCCATAATATAGAACTCTTTGCTAAAACGACCTGGGTCAATAGCCTTTAGGCCGTGAACAATGGACTCTTCATAGGCCTTGCTTAGCTTTTTTTTCCTTTGTTCTTCATCGGCGAAGTCAGGCGATCGACCGTGGGCTTGATCGATTCGATAACATAGGACGGCAGAGCGTCGATATTTTCTGGAGTCACAGGACGTCCTTCAAAACCTGGACCATCCCACGACACGATACAAGCGTGAATCGTCAGCCGTTCCATTTTGGTGATGTCAAGGTTAGCATTACCTTTCCCATCTTGGCCAAAAGTGACGGCCATGGATTTACTTTGAATCTCTTGTACCACACCGTAAGAGGGGGCCTTAAGCGTGATACTGTTCTCATCATCAACTTGAACAGTTTCAGTTGTTTGGGTATAGAAAGACATCGTTCCTCCGTTTCATTAAGCCAGGGTTGATAGGGTGTTGATCACGTCAATTTCAGCAAACAACGAGTCGGTTTGGCTGTAGACGCCGTGACCATTGAACGTCACGACTGTGTTTTCGTCGTCGTTCTCATAGTCGCTGATGGAGTCATACTTGCCAGCCCAACGAATGTTGATTGCCTTCGAACCACTTCCCGTGATGCCGAGTTTGAACAAACGAACTGCTTGTGACTTGAAGATGGCGCGCTCAGCAGCAACAACAGAGCCACTTTCAAGCTCCATTTTGACTGAAAAGTCAAGCGATGGGCGAGTGCGCTTATAAGTCACGAAGTACAGTTGGCCATCAGCAGTGAATAGAGGGACGAGGCCAGTTCGGAAGCGAAGGCGAGCAGACAAAAGGACGCCTGTCTTCTGAGTTGTCCCAACAGTACCGCCAGTGGCATCAATGAAGAGAGAAGTGTTTTGGAAGTTAGCTTCCTCGACAGCTTCAAGTGTGGTGAGAGAAGTCATCGAAGCTTGATTCGCTTGGCGTCCATCCCAACCGGATGTAAGCATCCAAGCCTCTTGCTTTTGGCCATTCAACTCAAATTCGCGCACAAAAGCGTAAGCGAGTTCGTGTTGGTCACCAGACACCAAAGCGTTGCCAGCTTCAATGGTATACGTTTTGATAGCTGGCTGAGTTGTATCAGTGGGAAACGCGTAGGCATAGGTGTATGTGCCAGTACCTGACGGAGTCACTGTTTTGATGCCAGCTTCCAAAATGTGAGGGAACTGCTCAAACGTAAGTTCGGTTTGTGGGAAGTTCATGTGTCCAATCACAGACGCAATGTAGGAGCGTTCTGCTGGGACAAGCAACCCAACTTCCTCTTCGACGACTTTAATGTTGCGGTCATCTTCAATCATCGCAGCTTTGCCGCGCCAGATCTTCGTTGCGTTGACCGGAGTACCCGGAGTTGTCTCACGACCAAGCTGGACCTTGTTGTAGGTAAAAGTCCCGTAAGCCATTAGTTTTGTTCTCCTTCTGCTTGTTCTGTCGTGGCCTCTTCAGTGACCTCATACAAAACAATGCCAGCAGCTTTTTCAGCTGCCTTGATAGCTTTCTTGTGAGTTTTGTACTCAGCGTCAGAGAGGTCCCTTGCTGGTACGCCGTGAATGAATGTGCCGTTGCCGACATACTTTACTGTCATGGAATCTTCTCCATCAAAGTGATATTTGTAATGACGCCATAGAAGCCGTGGCCAGAAAAGATTGGATACTCAACGACGTCTGGCCGGAATGTAACGTTGGTCACAACAGAGTTCACTGGTAGCTGCAATCCACCAGAAGCCAAAACTTCAAGATAGTTGGTGCAATACTTAATCAGTGGCCCTGACATTGCTTTGATACCAACGTTCTGGTTGACAGCTTCCCAAAGAAACAGCTCGGTGATTTGCCAATCGATTCTGTTGACGCCTGAACCATAAGACACATTCCACGTGGTTCCAGTAGCGCCAACTTGACCAGAGAAGCGACTGATTGGCGTCAAAAGGCGAACAGGCAAAACAGCAGTCGTGATAGAATTTGGCAAGTCCTCTGGAGCAACACCTTTGACGGGAACTCCGTCGATCACCAGCTCCATTCCAGCGATGGCTTTATAGCTTTCGAGAAGTTTACTGTTACTCATTGCACCAACCTCGTGTAAGGCTTGAGCATAGCTTCTACATCTGATGGCAACTTAACTGGCATAACCATAACACCGTCTCCAACAAGAGGGCGATCAATGTCAGTGGCGTTGTCCTTTTGACGATAGAGAAAGGAGGCTAAGCGCATGCATGCGTGCTTGACATCGAGTGGCGGCGTGACTGAGTAGGCCCAATGTCCAGTGACTGCGATAGCGTCCTCCGGAGTGTCCTCATACGTCCAGTCAACATCTGCGGAATCCTTAAGGCGGATAGAATGGTATGGCGTTTCATGACGAGGTTGGGTCGTGTAATCAGACGCGCTAACCGTCAAACCATCACCATTTACAACTGAAGTGATAGAGCAAATGTCTTCGTCAAAGAAAAGCTTCCGCTTACGATCTGTGTCACAATCCGCATCGAAATACCGCGTCGATGTCGCGGATGACTCAAAACGGCGCGTTGTTTTTGTTTCGATCAGCTTTTGAGCCGTCAAAATGAGGCTTGTCAACAGTGCGTCGTCTTCCTCAATTTCAGTCCCAATGTTGAGGTAGAGTTTGAGTTCATCCAGCGTGCAGTACATTATTCTTCGCCTTCTTCCTCTTCGTCTTCATCCGCGAGGTTCATCACCTCTTCGCCGTCTTCATCGAGTATCAAAACGTCATACTCTTCTGGCTTAGGACTCTCTTCAACTACCTGGTCAGCGATGGCAACTGCTTGACCCTTTTTGATAAAGTCTGCCAAAACATCTTCAGGCAAGTCGAAGGGAGCCCCATTGATAACATCACCTGGCTTGATCGAGTAATCCAACCCAGCCAGATAGCGTATTGCAACGATGCGTACCATGAGGCCCCCTTTGTCTTAGGCTAC